TCGATCACTTCCGACGCCCGCCGCATCGTGGTCGCGACGAGGGTTACGGGGCTGTACTGGTCCCCTGACCACGTCTGGTACTGGGCGACGGTCGCATACGTTCCCGGTGCCGGGAACGGGGACGGCGGCTGCGCGACGCTGACAGCCTGCGTGTAGGTGACCGGCCCGGATGTGGCGGTCCCGGTGAACGTGACCAGGTAGTCGCCGGGCGGGGTGCTCGCGGGCGGCCGCCACTGATAGGTGAACGTGAGGCTGTCCGCCGACGTGATGTCCGCCGAGGTGGGCCCGAGCACGGCTGCCCCGCCGGCGGCCGGGGTGATCGTGATCGTCACGCCCGTCACGGTCTGCGGGATACCCGACCCGAGGTAGGTCTCGAAGGTCTGGAGGAACGTGACCGCCCCGCCCGGTAGGACAGCCTGATACAGGTCGGCGCTGTGCGGGACGGTCACGTTCTCACACCTCCGGGGCCAGCGGGTCCATCTCCGGCGGCGTGCACTTCGCGATGAGGTCGGCGCGGGTCATCCCGGCCGCCTCCTCCGCACTGCACGCCCTGGTGGCGACCGCGTAGTCCTGCCATGCCTTCTTCGGTGCGCCATCGGCGGGCCGCACCGGCTCGCCGTCCGCGCCAGCGGTGGCGGGTTCGCTGCGGACGCCGCTCACGTCGTACTGGTCGCCCTCCCAGAGAATGCCGTCCTCGTCGACCCGGGACAGTTCCCCCTTGCGCCACTGCTGGTCGATGGTCTCGTGCAGCGGCAGGGTGTAGTCGATGACCACCCCGGTCGGGGCCTGCAGGCGGACGTCACCCACCGGGGCCGCCTGCTGCGGGCCGCTGCGGTCGTTGTGCTTCCCGGTCATCTCATCTCCCGTCAGACAGGGTTGGTGGGCAGCAGCAGCGCGGTCACCGTCATCGACGTGGAGGCGGTCCAGTCGAGCCACAGGTCGCCGCCCGTGACGCCGTTCGGCTGCACGAACCGGTCCGTGGTCAGCGGCCCGATGTACCGGGTCGAGGACGCGGCAACCACATAGGAGGCGTCGCCGAGGCTGCCCTGGGTGAACACGGTGTTCGCCGGGGACGGCAGGCCGCTGTTCGCAGCGCCGGCCGCAGCGCCCGTGTAGCCGGAGCCGCGCAGAATCAGGCTGTGCGCAGCGGCGTCGGCGTTGGTGACGACGAGGACGACGTGGAACGGGCCGAACGTCGGCGGGGTGCCGGCGGGCGCCATCGGGAGGACGTTCCCGTTGACGGCATCCGGGGTCTGGGTGGCCGAAACGACTCCCGCGTCATAGCTGAGCGCGACGAGGCCGGCGGCGATTGCAGTGCGTGCCATGGTGGCGTGTTCCTTTCTTTCCGCTGGTCCTGGTCAGATGCCGGCCGGGCGCAGGACGTATGCGACCGACACGCAGTCGGGGCGGGCCAGCTTCGCGCCGTAGAGGTGGAGGCCGCGTACGCCGTCGCTGAAGTCGGTCTGAAGCCTCAGGGCTTCCGTCTGGGCGATCTGCTCGGCGTAGGTCAGCGCCATCGGGTGACCGGCCTGGATCGCCCACACGCCGGTCCCGGCACCGCCCGCGACGGGCTGCGGGACGTTGTTGGACTTCAGGACGTTGAAGCCGGACACCTGGCCCATGAAGCCGCGCTGGAACGTCTGGCTCGGGTCGCCCTGCATGTCGGTGACGGACACGAACGCCTGCGTCTGGCTGATCAGCGACACGGCCCACGGCGGGGCGACGATGTACCGCTCGTCGTCGGGGACGTTGTTCTGGTCGAGGATGACCTTCATCGGCTCGAGCACCATGGTGTAGAAGTCCGCCACATGCAGCGGGATGTTCGTGCTGCCACCAGCGGACATGGAGTACGGCTGCGGGGTCAGCGGCGAGCCGGTGGAGCCGAGAACGTTGGACTGCGCCGCGTTGACGTACTTGGAGGCGAGGAACTGGTCGGCGACGTCGGCGAGCCGGTACGCGGCGCGGCCTTCCAGGTAGGGCTGCATCTGCCCGGCGGCCTGGGCCCGGTCCACGTCGGTGATCGAGAAGGAGAACGACTTCGCCTGGTCGATGACCAGGGTCTCCCCGGCGTCGGTGACCTGCTCGTACACCAGCGGAGTGCCGGGCACGTAGGTGGAGACGGTCGGGTCGCCGAACTGGGTGATGTGCACGGTGTCGCCGCGCTCCTGGATGTCACCCTCGTAGTCGGAGTTGGTGACCATGGTCGATCCGTAGACGAGCTTCTTCTGAAGCGACGCCAGGATTACTGGTGACCAAATTTCGGGAATAAAGTTCCGAAATGCCACGGTATGTCCCTTTCTGCGCATGAGAAAGCCCCCGGCGCGTTACTCCTGCCGGGGGCTAGGTGGAACCGCGCGGGACGTGCCGTTGCGCGGTGTGCTGCTAGCGCCGTCTCTTGGACGGCTGATAGCCGAGGTCAACGAGGAGGCCGTCATCGATCGCCTTCGCCACCTCAGCCGGGTTCCTGGCAGCGGCGGCCCTGACGTCTTCGACGGTCCACTGCCGGTTCCCGCCGGGCGTGGTGTGCTCGCCGCCCGAGCGGGACGGCGCGGGAGGCTGGCGGGTGCCGTTGCCGCCCTTGTCGTCAGCCTTCGGCGTCACCGCCTTGTACTGCGGGCTGGAGTCCACTGCGGACTGAATCGCGTCGGCGAGCTGCTCCGTGAAGTCCCCGGCGGCCGGGTCCAACCCGGACACCTTCGCCATGAACGCGCGGGAGTCGAGGAGTGCGTCACCGTTGCCGCCGTGCTTGCCGGCGTTGCGGAGGACCGCGAGCTCGACCTGGGCCTGGCGCAGGTTCGTGTCCCGCTGGCTGATCTCGGTGGCGGCCTTGTCCTGCGCGGCTTTCAGTTCCTCGGCGAGCTTCTTCGGGTCGGGTGGCTCGTCGCTCTGCTTGATGCCGAGCGCGACCGCGAGGGCGTCCATCTGCTTCGCCCGCTCGGCCTTGTCGGCGTCAAGGGCCGCCTGGATGTCGGCGACCTTCTGCTCGGCGGCTTGCCGCTTGGCCCGCTCGCCTTTGAAGTCCTCGCGGATCGCGGCGATGGTGCGGGCGGTCTTGTCGTCGTCGCGGGCGGGGCTGCGGTCGCCGTCGTGGCTGCCGGTGTCCTGCACGCTGTTATCGGTGCTGCCAGCCGTGTCGCTGCTGCTGCCTGAGTCGCTGGCGGCGGGCTGGTCTTCCTTGGTTCCGGTCCCGTCTGGGGTGCCGGTTGCGGTGCCGCTGTCTCCGTCTTCACCGGACCCGCCGGCGATGAGGTGGATGGGCTGGCCGTTCTTGCGGTAGCCGATGATGGCGCCAGGCCGCATCGACGGGTGGTAGCTGTGCATGAGTGCAGTCCTCCAGGGACCGTGATGGCTGCCCGGATCCAGTCCGGGCATGAAAAACCCCGCGCTAGGCGAGGTGGTCTACGGTGTGGCTATGCCGAATCTGAGCTGGGACGAGATTGATCGCCTGATGAGCGAGGACCCCGACGACCGCGCAATCCGCGAGGCTCACGGATTCAGCTACGAAGACGACTTCGAGGACAGAACGCTGCTCTGCCGGAACGGTTGCGGGGCAACTTACTTCGACATCGCGGTCGGCAAGATCCGCGAGTGCTCTAGTGCGCCCGGGTCGGATGCTCCCGGCGCTGGGCACCGACCTTCGTCATGACGACTCCGTGCCGCCGCCTGTGCACCGCTGACGCTGCCCGCGCGGCTGCCAGTTCACGATGTGCCTTCCCGCGCGCCTGCGGCGTGACCGCGGCCTGAGCGCGCCTTCCGGCAACACGGACGCGGCGTTCGAGCGCCCGCTGTTCCTGGCTGGCCTTGTACGCCGCGGCTGCCTGCTCGAGCGCGACCGGGCTGGTGACCACGGGTGCGATCCCGGCGCCGAGCGGTACGTCGAAGCACCGGCAGCTTGGATGTCTCCATCCGGCCGCCCGCGCCTCGTCATACGTCGGGTAACCGGCGGTCGCACCGCTCAGCGAGATCGTGCGCCCGAGCCAGGGCAGGCAGTGGGGGCAACTGCCCTCGGTGCTGTGCGTGCCGATGACCGCTAGATCAAACCCGGCCCGCATCATGGCCGAATGCTGCATGTCGTCCCAGGCGTTGCTGACCGCTGTCCGGGTGGCCATCTCCACGTAACTGGCGAGGTCCCACTTTCGCCCGGCGCGGTCCGTGAACCCGGTGATGCCCTGGCTGGCGAGGTCATCGAGAGCCTTCTGTGCGGCCTGGATCCGGGACAAGCTCAGCGACGAGTAGGGCATCCCGCCGCGGGTGTTCTGGATGGCGCCGCTGACCGCGCGCCCGAAGATGGCCGGCTTGCGTGCGGTGAGCGCCCGGCGTTCCGGTGAGACGGGCAGTTCCGCGGTCACCTTGCCGGCGGCGTTGACGGCGGCGGTGAGCGAGTCCTGGAGCGCCTTCGTGGCGTTGTTCGCCGCATCATCGAGGGACACGGCGAGCGGACGGGTATAGGCCGCCGTGCCCGGCAGCGGCGTACCGTGCGGGATCACGGTGCCGGTGATGGCCTCGTGTGCGGCCTCACTCGTCCCGGTCATCGCGTCATTGAGGGCGGCGCGGATCTTCGGGCCGGCGGTGGTGAACAGCGTGCCGGCGGTCTGCTGGAGCCGGCGCGCGGCCACGGCCCTGCTCATCGGCGTGGCTGCGACCTTGCGGGCCAGGGATGCCACGGTACCGATGAGGACGAGCTCGATCTGTGCGTAGATGGCGGCTACCGCGGCGGCTACGGCCTGGGCGTGATCCTCGCGGGCATCACCCGGCGTCTGCGGCAGCGGTGCGGTCACTCAAGGCTGCCTTCCACCGTCAGTCTCCGTCGCCGCCCGAACAGCAGGTGCAGGCGACCTCATTGCAGCGTTCGTGCTTCTCGTTCTGGCAGCGGGAGCACACATACTCGGCGCTCATCGGGCCTTGCGCTTCCCCTGCGGGACTGCGGGCACCGGTTTGCTGACCGGGTTGTACGGCTTGTCCGCGTCGGTGCGGGAACGGACCTTCCCGCCGGTCACGCCCGGCATCCTCGGCGGCACCCTGGCTGCCGGGGTCTTACCCGGGCGGCCGGCAGGCGGCATCTTCTTCGCCATCAGTCATCTCCCGCCTATCAGTACAGGCCCGAGTACGGGCCGATGATGCAGTCGGGGATCGGTGGCGCGTCCGCGGGCACCGACTGGGAACGGGTAGCGGGCGGGGCCGGGTTCACGCCCACTGTCTGCGTCACCTGCTTCTCGCGGTCCGCCTTGAAGTTGGACGTGACCGTGCCGGACGGCTGCGCTGGCGCAGCAGCGGCGGTCATGACTGCTCGGGCGGCTTGGCGTCCTGCGCGCCCGCACCGTGCAGCGGCGGGGGGCCGGAAGGGGTGGTCGCGGGATCGCGGCCGTTCTCCCACTTCGGCGGGCCCTGCACGGCGTGCGTCGGCTTGCGGGCCGGGGTCGCGGCCAGGGACGCGGGCTTCGTGGTGTCCGGGGCGCCGGGAACGTTACGCTGAGCGTTCTGCGGAGTGGTCGTCATGGCTATTTCCCCTTTCCGCGGTTCTTCGCCGCGGTCTTCCGGCCAGCCTTGAGCATGCCTTGCGCGAAATTCGCCTGCTTGGCCGCCTTCGGCCCGAACTTGCCGGCTTTCGCCGCGGCCATCTTCGCCGCCGGGATCGGCTTGTCCTGCGGCACGCCGAGGGACTCGTGCAGGCCGCCCTTCTTGAACTTTACGGGAGCCTTCCCGGCGCCACCCTTGATCGTCTGCGTCTTCTTGCCTGCCACGACGCGCCTCCTAGTTGCTCTCAGACTGGGCGTCATACATGTCGGACACATCGGCGAGTTCCTCGGCCTGCTTCGCCACATCCGTCGACCCGATCGCCGCCGGGATCTCCTCCAGCGCCTGCTCTGCCGTCTCACCGGGGCCGCCGCCGATCGCCATCCTGGCCCGCGACAGGAGGTTGATGTCGATCTCCTCGTAGATCCGCTTGACCTCGAGCGCGACATCTTCCGGCTTCCAGTCCGGGTGCAGCGTCGAGACCGCCGTCTCGATCGATGCGGACTCGGCGCCGCGCATCGCCGCGACGGTCTGCGCGAGCTCCAGCTGGTCCGGCAGCACCGCGTCGGGCCACTCCACTTCGGGCCGGACCGGCTCAATGCCGTTGCCGAACACGACGTTGTCGATCGCCATCAGGCCGTAGATGATGTCCGCGAACGCCGGCCGCCAGTAGTTGATCTTCTTGCCGCGGGTCGTCATCGACTTGCGTTCCCGGGCCACAACCTCCGTGGCGGTCTGGGCGATGTCGCCCTGCAAGCCGAGCGTCTGCCCCGAGTAGCCGGCCTGGGTGATGATCGTCTCGATCAGGTTCTGGCACGTCTGCTGGTGTTCCTGCCACCTGATAGTGAACTGCTGCGGCATGATCTGCTGCCCGATCGCGCCTTCGCCTGTGACCAGGCCCCCGATGGGGACCAGCACCTCACGTTCGGTGTCGAGGATGGCACCCTGGCCGCGGCCGAGGGACTGGAGCATCGACTGGGGGACGATCAGGCGCGCCTTGCCGAGCCGGATGTCCCGCATCCAGGAGCTCATGCTCTCGTCCAGTGCGTCCATCAGGCCCTCGACGCCGGAGAAGTCCGACCGGCCCAGCGGTGCCGCCTGCGGGCCCAGTTCACGCCAGACCCGGTTCGGGCGCATGTTCGGCACATACACGACGGTGGAGGCGTCCTTGGGCGCGTCGGGGAACGTGATCGCGTTCCCCTCCGTCATCACCTGCGCGTACGGGGCTGTCTCCCCGAAGTCCGTGAGGGACATCGGGCGGCCGAGTTCCGTCTGGTTCCCCTGGTAGACGCCATGCAGGATCGCGTTCTGGCCCGGGATGTGCTTCTCCAGATGCCGCACCACGTCCTTGCCCTCATCGCGGATCACTGACCAGAACGTCACCGCGACGAGGCGGCCGTACCGGAACTCGGGGACCGCGCAGTCCGCGGGCACCAGGTCGATCCACGGCTTGTCGGCGATGTCGGTGTCCCACACGACCCGCAGGTACACGCCGCCGAGCGCCGCGCAGCACTCCGCCGCTTCCATCAGCGTCGAATGGGTGCCGTCATCGACCAGGCCGGACAGGTAGTCCTGGGTCGCGGCGTCACCGTCGTGTTTCAGTGACGGGGGCTGGCCGAACAGCAGGTTGGCGCTCGTGGAGGCGAGGTCCCCGGCGATGGGGACGTGGTAGTTGGTGCGGCGTTCCCCCTCGGGCGTGATGTTGCCCCAGAACCAGCGGCGGACCACCCCGAAAAGACCGACCCGGTTCCGGCCGTACCCGGACGGCAGGCCAGCCTCGCCGGTAGTCGCGGACCACGCGCGGGCGGTCGGCGAGTTTCCGCCGTTGCCGACGCTGTAGGCGCGGACGAGCTCCTCCGGGTTCCCGGACCACCAGGCGCTCCAGAGCCGGTGGTCGTGATGCACGGGGGAAAACCTCGGCGGCGGCCACGGGGTCTTCCCGCCTGCCGGGAGGGCGCTGGCGAGCCTGCTGTCACTGAAGTCGCTGAAGCCGTCGAACGGGAGGTCGAGGGAAGCGGGAACGGTCACGGGGGCTTCGTCACCCCGCTCCGCGATTAGGTTGTGAGGCGCGCCGTCAGCGGCTTAGTTACTTATCGGTACGGATGCGACCTGCGTGTTTACGACACTCCTACTGGCCGGTAACAGTTATGCCGCCTGCGGTGCTGTCAGCGGAATGGCCGGCTGCCACACCGAACGGGTAGTAAAAATCCCGTACCGGGTCGCATCGACGCCATGGTCAGCCACCTTGACCGGCCTGTCCTCGCCCGCCGCTGCGGCCTTGTCATCCCATGCATAGGCGGGAATCTCCGCGATGAGCGCCGGGCAGTCCCGGCTGACCTTCAGCTTCCCGGCCGTCAGCAGGCTCGAAACAGTCCTGATGCCGTCCAGCACCTCATTGTTGGCCGGGACCGTGCTCATGCCGTCCTGGTGAAGCTGGGCACGGAACGAGGCGGCCGACGGATCAACCACAACGTAATGGGGGCGCACGCCCCGCATCCATGTGCCGTCAGGTCCTCTCGATGCCGGGATGCGGACCTGATTAAGCCACCCGCGGATCCGCTGCGAGTATTCGGCGTCGGTCAGCTGATGGTGAGCCTGCCGCGAGTCATGCCGCCACTCGCTGACGATATACAGGCACCGGTCAGCGCCCAGGCCGAGCATGACAGCGTGGAACGGGTTCGTGGTCCCGTAGTCGATGCCGGCCGCGATCCAGTTCGTGATCGGCGGGATGATCCCGGCGACCATCCGGTCCGGGTCCCACATATCGAAGATCGCGCCCTCAGCCGCGACCCAGAGACCTTCCACCAGCCGCTTGTGCCACAGCCCGACGAACTCGCGGTCCAGCGCGGCCACGTACTCGGCGGGGAGGTGCGGATTGTCGGCCAGGCGGAAACTGAACCTTGCCAGGTCAAGCTTGTCGTCACCGTCGCAGCGCAGGACATCCCCGTCGTGGTTGAGCCACACCGACGCGCGGTTCAGGTAGTCGCGGATCAGATAATGCGCCGGTCCGTCGGGATTACTGCTGCCAAAGCAGCGGGCGCCGGGCACCGACAAGCGCGACAGGAGCATCGTCCAGAAGGACGAAGGGATGGTGCTGACCTCGTCGACGTAACTGCCCGCGAGACTGAGACCCCTGATTTTCTCCTGCGAGCGCTCGTCGTTGGCGCCGGCGAGGTAGATGCGCCGACCGAGCAGCATCAGTTCCCCGGTGCCCGCGATGTGCTGACAGCGCTGCTTGCCGAGCATCTCGGTCAGCGGGTCGATGATGTTGCGCTTGAGAGTCCGCTCGGTCTTCCCGACCATCAGCAGGTTGCCGGACGGACCCTCGCGGACGAACTTCAGCCAGGCGATCAGGCTGCAGACCGTCTTCGAGGACCGGACGGATCCTTCCCAGATGTTCAGGCGTGCCGTTGCAAGCCGGACGGAGTCAAGCTGCTTCCCGGTGAGAGGTGCGATGTGCACGCTAGCGGCCTTCGCCCATCATTCCGCGGAGCCACTCGTCAACGGCTGCGAGACCGCCGCTCGCATCGTTATCGTGCCTCTCCAGCGCGAGGCTCTTGTCGACCGCGATCCCGAGCGCCGTGTAACCCGACCGGACCTCGGACAGCGGCGCTTCGTCCAGCGTCACGATCTCCGCGCCCTGCGGCGTGCTCACGACCGTCTGGTACCTGCCGCGGGCTCGCTGCCGGAGCCACTGCGCGTCTTGCATCAGGTCGACCTTCAGCTGCGCCCGCAGTGCCTTGCAGTCGACCTCGCGTGCGCGCGTTGCGTTTTCGGTCTGTGCCCGTTCGAATGCGCCGGTGAGGCCTTCTTCGCGGGTGATCTTCGTGACGGTGCTGCGGGCGACGCCGTGGTCTCGCGCGATCTGCCCGGCGGACTTGCCGCTCTCCCGCGCCGCTTTGATGTCCTCGATGATGGCGTTGCGCTTGCCTGCGCTCAGCGGCTTGGGCATGGCTGCTCCTGGCGATGCTGGCAGGCTCCCGGCCTGCTCTTGGGTTCAGAAGCGCTTTGCCGCGCTGCTCAGATGCTCGCCGGCCCGGCACCGGCCTGAAGCGTGAGCAGCAGGTCGGCCAGGTCGAGAGGATCAACGTAGC